CGTATTATATCTATAGGATACTACTAGGCGAGTATTAGCCGGCGCAATCCCAAACTTGTCTGTGCTTAGTAAATTAGTAGGATCAAAACCAGTATCTGTTATATAATCCCGGCCGGTCATGTCCAGTACCAAATTGGTAGGATCGGCGACCGAAGTTGAGGACAGCTCTGAGTCCGATCCGTATCCAAATTGTAAAACTGTTTGGCCATCAACAAATTCTACTGTAAATCTGCGGGGAACAGGAAAAGGCTTTAGAATATTTGGTACCGTTGCCCTTGAGGCAGTCGTATTTCGTACGGCCCGGTATATAACATTTTGCGATAGATTATCCACCTCGTAATAACGATGACCCTCGCTATCATATACACTCACCACATTGTTAACTTTTGAAATCGAGAGAGGAATCCTTCGGAAGCGCTGAAAGTTCCCTATTGTGAAGGCGTCGCGACCGATTCGGCCGGAGGCGGCTCGGCCTTGAGCTCTGATAACAAAGTGTGTAGGAGCTCCGGTACCGTCCACATCGCTTACAACTATTTGATTTTGTTCTTTTTTAAAATCTACATCATCAATTAGACTGTAATATCCGCCTGTATCAGCGGTAAAACTAGCGCCGGCTTTTACTACCGGTACATAACTCATATCAGGCCCCTGAGTTGTCGTGGAGGCTGGCACCTTTATATAAAGAGTTAAAACACCATAGGAGGAAGGATTTGGATTAAGTTTAAACCCAAGCTGCCTCACAAGTCTTACTACATTGTTATATTCTATAGCGGTATCCAGGAAACTCTCGTTTGCCTGATAGTCAAGATAAAAGGAAAGAATGTCACCGATATAAGCAACAGTATCCAACATAAGCGATCCAAAACTCGCTTGATTGAAGTCTTTATAAGAGTTAGGATAGTTTCTTTTGGTAAAGTTTTCTAAGTCTCTGCGAATAGACGCAAAATTTCGGCTGGTGTAGTTAATGGCCTCTAGCTTTTTCGACATACAAGTACCTCAGTATAATTAGTCAATGTTTGTATCAAGCTGCAAAAGACCTGTTACCTGTAGTGGGATAATTTTAAATGTTACGCTCATTCGTACATAATTCGGGAACCGGTCCGGATCATTCTCCGGAGTCGTAAAATCAATTTTTTGTAATTCTACAAATGGCATATATTGTCCTACTTGTTCCGTTACCTTAGAGATAATTGCTTGATAAGTTGATTGATCATTCCTCTCAAAAAGAAATCTTTTTAGTCCTACTCCAAAATTAACATCCATCACCCGCTCGCCCGGGCTTGTAAGAATAAGCATTTTAAGATTCTGTGTTACCAAATCTTCATACGTTTGTATAAGATTAAATCTGCTTGATCGTAAGGGTAATAATGGTGCTAATCCAGTTGTCATGATAAAGTCTCTTAATAATTATCAAAAATATAGTTTTTTAACAAACATTTGAGGGATCTGCATCCGCGGCCATGTTGGTAGGACCAGTAGGTGATCCCGTTCCTTCCGACTCCGCCTCTTGTTCGCCGTCTTTCATTTGGTCAAGGAGCATTAATAAAATATAAATAATTCCAAATGGCGTGGGAGGTATCATGAAGAGGCCGGCAATTGTTCCAGTAAAGTCTATACCATTTAGCGTCATTCGTGGTCCGAGGAGGGGGCCCCCTGGCCCACCTCCCTGATCGGCCAATTTTCCAGACGCCTCATCATTAAGAGTATTGAGCCCACAGAACCCCAGAGCCAACAGGTCTTCGCCGCTCATGGCATCCATTAGGTCCTTTCCAACAGCGCCGGCAGGGAGGGCCGCTGCAGCCGACCCCAAAGCATTATCAATTATACCACTAATTTGCAAAAATATGCCTCCAGTTATATCTCTAATGATTTTAGATATAGCCACATGAGGATCAATCAACTCGACAATCCCCTTAAGAATCTTAATGGGCGTTTCCATCAAAGCCTTCAAAATAAATTCGCGGCCTAGGTTCTCCATATCGCTTGCGCCGGCCGAGCCAACCTCAGAAGCTAGTTTAGCAGCATTACCTTCATCTGCTTCGATTAATGGTTTTTCGCGATTTGTGGTACTTACCTTCTTAAATAAATCTAAAATATTGTTCTTTGTTGTTTCAAAATTTCTTTCGATGCCGGGGAAAAACTCAGAGGTAAGTCCAAGATTATATAGAACCGGGGTCATCATTGTTACCTCAGGATTAAATGTCTGATTGATGAAACGAATATACTCCGGATTATTTTTTATACGTGATAAGTACAAAGTTGGAGAGCGACGACGGAACCTTTTAATCTTAGTAAATTTCTTATCTACGGCCGTGGTACCTATTTGATTGGCATTAAAATCGTCTAATGAATAGATATCTATTGTTAGCAAATCTCCCAAAATTTGAGGCCCGGGCTCGGTCGAATTAAGGTCCGTTTGAGCAGAGTCTAAGATGGTATCGTGTCCAGTTGCCCTCCCTTGAAGCGCTAGGGCATCTTTCATTAGTTCTCTTACTGGGCCCGCTTTAAAAGAATTCACAAACGGCGAGTCACTTTGGTCCCAATCGTTGGCCGCATAAGTGGGTCCCCTATAGGCAGGAAAATTAAACATCAGCTTGTATCCTACCTTGAGGCCTTCGAAGTTGGGAACGTCTCCATCGCTAAGGTCTATAATATCAATAAAATCCACAGCGGTGGAGGTACGAATTGGCATCGCTCCTGGGCCAGAATTACCAAATATATTTTGTAGAGATAGTTCGTGTCGAGGTACGTTGGCAATTATCCACGTATTTACTGCATCTCCCGATAACCCCTGAGAGACTGTTGCTTGAGCGACTGCCGAAACAGCGGCGGCCTCTGTATCATTAATGGCGCGCTGAAGATCTCTCTCATCCCATGGAACTATCACTTGGGTGGAGGCAAGGTCGTTCCAGTTGGAAATACGGTCCCAATAAACATATTTTACAAAAAAGACTCTTCCCTCTCCTGACTTCATTGGGGCGTTGGTTCGTCCGTAGGGGGCCGCATACACTCCTAAAATATCTGTAATAAATGCGTCTTCAAAGGATGTGTCGGCCGACGCCGGCGCCAAAATATTATTAATAGATTGCATTGTGGTAACCATTTCGCCACATACTTCGTAGGTATAGCCAATTCTTTCTTCAATAAGATAACCCAATAATTTACTAAACTCAACCTTCCTCACGTCGGTTCCCGCCGTTAAAAAGGGCACCACCTCTCCAGGAGCATAAGAGTGGGTAACCCCTCCTGCTTCAATTACTGGTTGTCTCTGCAACAATGTCTCAAAGTACGTGTAAACAAACTCTTTTAAATCCTTCCTAGATGCAGTTAATTTGGTTTCTATTTCACTTGCCAAACTTGCTAATAATAATTCTTTAAAAATAGGCTTATTTATAATTTCCTCTAACTTAAACGCACTTATTACAAAAATATTTTTTATTAGAAACTCCACCAGATATACCTGGATCAACAAATTTACTATAGCAAGCTTCAGGGCGTCGACAACAAGATCTTCGGGTGTCCCCTCATCATGACAAGAAGACTGTCTAAAGTTTTTCTTCGTTTGGTCTAAAAGACCCCCAATGTCCAACAGGTCCCCCTGCTGCGTCGGTTCGCAATTTGTGTTGTCTTTAAAAAAATTTAGCTTATTGAGCTTTGGCATAGTAAAGATACCATTTTTAATGATATAAGCAAATGTGCGCTTAATCATCCCATTAAAAACTGTAGGATATACCTGTTTTTGAAGTTTATTCTGAAGGTATTTCTTGTTGGAGGAACTTAACGGACTACTAGCAAGCGCTGAAAGCTGTCGCTGGAGCGGATAGGTAAAATTAAAAATATAAGGATTAAAATCACTCTCGGTCCCCATCGCGCCTAACACCGTAGGGCTTGATAAAGGAGTAAAGGAGGCGTCTGGGACCGTGGCTGTTAACCATTTGGGTCCCACACCGGGTAGCAATTGATCTGGGCACCTTAATCTGAGGGGTGGCCGGCGGCCGGAATCTACATCATCGTTAGAATAAAACGAAAGGCGCAGGTGCTCAGCGGCGCCGGAGCGAGACAAAAATCGATAAGTCATTCGTAAATATCCATACTCATCGGTCGTTGCATCCTTAAACATTTTCGAATAAAAAGTAGTTCGGTCGCCGGGGGATTTAGTTTCTGTAAGCCAAACATCATTAGGCTTAGAGGTACCGTAAATATCAATATATTCAGGAGGAGATTGTTGAGCCATCGCCGCGAAGTTATTATAAAAACGTCTCGGGAAAATGTAGGAAACATAAGCCGTAGCATCGTCGCCCGCATCCTCAAGACCGGTTTGGATATCATTCATTGTTGCAGTTAAATTAGTAATATCCGCGCTGGACTGGCTCAAAGCGTCCCTAAGTACTACACTTAATATAGGGAGAGAATCCATAAACTCTTCTATAGTAACACCGAACTTATCCATATTCAGGTCGGGACAGACATCTGGATTAATTTCGAAATTGGCGTCTTGCAGCTGATCGAAGATATTGGCCACAAGCTTAACGAAAGAGGGGTCCATCTTGGGTGGCTTGCTACCCTCTTGCTGCGTCGCGGCGAGGGCCTTGAATACCCCTGCGGCGCCGCCGCCATTTGGACCGCCGGCGACCACCTTTGGTTCCAACAACGTAGTTCTGGCTGACTCTACCGAATAAACAAATTGCATTTTGGCATTATCCATAATGCTATTAAACAGTCTGGGTATTACGCGGCCAATAACTGGGCTCGGTATAAATCTATCATTATCCGGACAGAGAAAATCAATAGGTGGTATTTCTACAGGTATGCCGCCGGTTAGAAAATCAGCTAATTGTTGGATGCTCTCTTGATCAGCTAGGGTTCCAAGATCTCCTTCTTTTAAACAATAATTTTCTATCCCTGCCTTCAGGTCTACATCATTAATATAATCGTTACAGATGGGAGTAATATCGCATAGAGGAGACATACTGGTGAAAAAAGAGATGATTTCATTTCGACTTACTAAGTTTTGAATATTAGACGCATCCCAGCCGCGGCTCCTGGACGCACCTGAGTCAACAGTATACTGTTTATTATAAATGCTTATCTTTTGAATGGTTTCGTCTGAAACTTGGGCTGGAGTGTTATACAGCTGGCATATTTCGAATGGTGTGAGGCCGCTAGACACTTTGGCCAAATAATCAAACCCTTCATCTTGGCCGAGGCCGTGCTTCCCGAAGGCCTCGTCAATTCGCCCCTGCATGCTTGGAGTTTGAACAGGGGAGGGCTGCCCGGCGTCGTTAAGTAAATTATTTTTCATAGCGTCGCCAAGATCTACAACCCCTTGTTGCTCGGGACGATTTAACAAATTATTACAATTATGCTTGATCATCTCTGCCAATCCCTTAATGATATCGAAGACTAATTCGACTAAAGCTTGCAAAATTATATCACGTATTTGTACGGAAAGAGGAGGATCTCCCATAATGTTGAAGCCCAGGTTCATCGGGGGCAATTCGGGCATTACCAACATTGGCCGGGGCAACTTAGGACTCTGATAGTCTTCTATGAATTCGGCAATGCTAAAGCCAAAATCCACTGCTTGGTTGATTCTTCCTAATGAAAAACTACTTCCCATTGTTAGACATATTAATGCTTCATTAATCAGTTCATCTATCCCAAACATAGCTAAAATTTGATTTATAATCTCATTAACATCACGAATATTGTGAGCGACTCCTCCTTTTTTCTTTGATTTTTCTAGTTTGGCTTCAGCCTTGGCAAGCTTTCCCTCCCAATATATTTCATCTGTACCTCCGGGATCATTCTTTTCGGCTTTTGCAAGTTCTCTTTTGGCCCAATCAATATCAGATTTAATCCTTTTTCTATCGGCCGCGGCTCCGCCCGCACCTTGGGCACTTTTGATCATTTCAAGAATCTTCTCCATCAATGTTTCTAAATTGATTTTAGTACTATATTGTTTGTTGGCCCCTTTTTGGTATAGTTTGGCTAAAACGTCCGGATTTTCAAGCATGCTTTGAACCGCGCCAACTTCCTTGGCGCTCATAAATGTGCTAATCTTCTTTGCAAAACTTGCTGGGTTTAATACATCGACGGGCGATGAGGCATCCGGGGCAGCGAAAATCTTAGAAAAAGAAACCGGGTCGATGCCGGGCGCCGGTGGGCCGTCAAAAGATACGGTCGATTTACCGGCGGAGGGGTTGGCTGTGCGATCGTTGATCAATTTGCCATAAGTGCCTTCTATAAAATTTATAACACTCGGG